ATGGAACTAGGGGCTAACTACTTACTGGAACGAGGTCTTTTAATTACTTACGTCGGGTGGCATCGGGAGGATCGCTCATTCAAACAAATCATTACTATGGAGCAAATCGCGCAGATGTCACCCGACATTTACCGCGCGGTTGAGTCCGGTAATGACGACTCAGAATTAGTTGTTTTACTCCAAAATGTATTCACTGGACTTACTGAGAAGCGCGCAAAGAAAGCTCTCAAGGAACTTCGCAAGAAAGGCGAGACAGAGTTACCGTTCTCGAAGCGTCAAGTAAATGCACCGGAGGTCAAGACCCTTGCTCCTGACGGGGACTTCTTCTTTCCTCCTTATGTAACTGACCCGCAGCGAGCACCTTACTGCTTCTGGCGTACTTACTACACAGCTCAGGAGCTACAGCAAAAGGTGGCAACTGACGGATGGGACGCGGACTTCGTCGATCATCTCATTAACAAGTACCGTGGCGTTAACGTGGACTCCATCGAGCGCGAGCAAGAGGGTCGTCGTTCTAACTTCCTGAATGACGCATCCTACGAGGCTGAGGAGCTTATTGAAATTGTGTACGGATACCAGCGTCTCATTGACGAAGAGGACGGCTCAGAGGGTATTTATTGCACCGTATTTCACAAGGAGTTCAACGGGGACGAAGCCAGCGGAGTACCGGGCTACGCCAAGTTCGAGCTACTGAACGGATACGAGGACTACCCTGTAGTAGTCACGCGACTGTCCGAGGACTCCAAGCGTCTGTACGACACGATGACTTTGCCTGACGTACTTCGCGGTATTCAGAACACGGTAAAGCTTGAGCGCGACTCACGCATTGACCGCAACAGTATCTCAACCGTACCTCCGATCCTGCACCCGGTGGGTCAAGCACCCGCTGACTGGGGACCCGGTCGTATGATTCCTTACCGCCGTAAAGGGGACTTGGACTTCGCGCCTACCCCTGCGTTCAATCAGGGTTCACTCGAGATCGAGCAGACTATGCTTGCTCAAGCTGACCGCATTTGTGGTCTTGACGAGACGAGTCAAATCAGCCAAGTTCGTAAGCAGTTCTTCATAGACAAGTTCCTGCAGCACACGGCTGAGGTGATCCGGATGTCTTTCCGTTGTTTCCAACGGTTCGGACCTGACGAGATCTTCTTCCGAGTAACAGGAATCCCTGACCCGCAAATCTTGACCAAAGGAAATCCTGATGAAAACTTTGACATCCTTATTAACTTCGATGCGCAGAACACTGACCCTGAAACTGTCGAGAAAAAGCTTCAGCAATTTGTTGCGCTCAATCAGCTCAACCGCAATAATCGTCTTAACGTTGACGCGTTACTTGACATTGGTGCTGCTTCGATTGACCCAGTTATGGCTGACGCGGTTCTTCAACCAGTTGAAAGCGCGCAGCAGCAAGTTATTAAAGAAGTAACTGACGACCTGACCAAGATTCACGCCGGCATTGAAATGCCTGCACGCCCGTCCGGTGCTCAGATTGCTCTTCAGGCAATTCAGCAGTACGTAAGCCAACCAGATATTCAGCAGAAACTACAGGAAGATGAAGCATTCCAAGCACGTCTGCAGAAGTACGCTGGTCAGTACACGTTCCAGATGCAGCAAGCTCAGAACGCTCAGATTGGTCGCGTTGGTACTACTCCTGCCTCAATGGGGCAAGTCAGCACCCAAGACTTGTAATATGGCGCAGAACCTAACTACAGCTCAGCAGGCTCAACGCCGCGCTGACCAGATGCGGTCCAAGGCTTATCAGGATATGCTGATCCTTAACGAGGGTAATAAACCTCAGGTATACAAGGACACCAAGGGCAACCGGAGTATAGGCATAGGCTTTAACCTAGAGGACAAGGCGAACCAAAGGTTCCTGAAGTCAATCAACGTGGACATCAATGAGCTGTTCAAGGGGAGAGCACTGACCGAGAACGAGACCCGGGTCCTGTACAATCATAGCCTGACTCAGGCTTACAAGGACGCGATGAAGTTCGACAAAGGTTTCTCCAAGCGTCCGGAGTCAGTCAAGATGGCTCTGGTTGATATGTCCTTTAATCTAGGACTTACTAAGCTGAACAAGTTCAAGAAGATGAAGGAAGCCCTGAAGAACAACGACTACAAGACTGCTGCGGCAGAAGCCAAGGACAGTAACTGGTTCAAGCAAGTAAAGAGCCGGGGACCTCGCACGGTGGATTTAATCAAGCGCGCAGCTCAATAATTATGGCACTGGAAGAAGATCTTAAGATTCTGTATAATCACGAGCACTTTGCTCGTTTTATGAACGTAATTCATAACCTAAGGGAGGAGACGATCGAGGAACTGCACGAGGCTACAACTGATAGCATTCAGCAGATCTCGGGTAGAATTATTACCTACGATCAGATCCTTCAAATAGCTAATTGGGATATGATGCGCGAAAGACACGCAGAAGCTATCAAGAAGGGGTAACCCTTCGTGCTAACATAATTACATCGCTATCGCTCGGCGTAAATGAGTGCCTTAATATGTCAGACGAAATCCTAACTGCTAACGCTGAGGCAGACCAAAGTTCAGTGGCTAAAACTAATATGTCCGTAGGAGAGTTCGCCAACAGGCGTCTCGGGGAAATGACCGCCCAGAAGGAGGAGCCTCAAGAGGTTCAGCCCGAGGAAGTCACCGAGGAACCTGTAGAGGAGCAGACGGAAGAACAACCTCAAGAGGTTGAGCAACCAGAAGCTACTCAAGAGCAATCCGACGATGTTCTTTCGCAGTATAACTTGGACACAATGTCCGAGGAAGAGTTACAGGAACTTTCCGAGAAATTGGGAAGTCGTGCTGTCGCTCGTTATGGAGAGTTAACCGCAAAGCGTAAAGCTGCCGAGGAGCGTCTAGCTGCCTTGGAGGAAAAGCTCAAAGAAAAGCAGGACCCGCTTCAAGCCTCTCAGGAGGTTAAAGATAATCCGTTTAGCAATCTTGGTTCCGTTGAGGAATTACAGGAGAAGGCGACGGAGGTTTCTCAAGTTGTAGAGTGGGCTGAAGATGTTTTATTTGAAAGCGATGCTTATGCAGCGGATGACGTCGTAACCGAGGTCGATGGCAAGGAACTTACTAAGTCCGATGTCCGTAAAGCTTTACAGCAGGCTCGCAAGGCTCAGAAGACCTTCCTTCCGGATCAACTCAAAAAGGTGCAGGCTATCGAAGATGGCAAGCAGCTTGAGGTTGGTTTCAAGAAGCAGGCAGAGCAGGAGCTTACTTGGCTTACGGGTGAAGATAACGATACCCGCAAAGTGTATGAGTCCGTCGTAGGCGACGAACGGTTTGAAAAACTGAAACAAGTCCTACGCAAAGAGGCTCCTGACATTGCTGGTCAGTTAGACTACTGGTTCGCGCACGGAGTTAATTCACTCTACGGTCGCAAGCCGGTCGAGGACACCAAGAAGTCCGTAACTATCAATCCTCCAAAGACTGGAATCCCTTCCAGCTCTAGTCCGGACAAGCGTTCTAATCCTACTGCAAAGGCATTAAAGGACCTTCAGGCTCGGTACAAAGAATCGGGCGACCTTAAGGATTTCGCTGCAATGCGTAAACTACAAATGTCTAAATCTTAATACTTATTTACAATGGCTAATTTCTCTAATACTTATGAAACAAGTGCACTCGGTGGCTCCGCGGCTTCTAACCGCGAGGACCTGACCGACGTATTGACTATTCTCGCTCCCGAAGAGACTCCTGTTCTTTCTTCGGCTAACAAGCAAAAAGCATCCGCTACATTCGTTGAGTGGACCGTAGACAGTCTTGCGACTCCTGCTACTGCAGGTATCGACGAGGGTGCTGACGTTGACTTCGCTGTAGCCTCCTCTGACAAGTTCGCTAACCGCGCTCGTCTTGGTAACTACGTGCAAAAGTTCCGTCGTCAGTACAAGGTGTCTGACCTTCAGGAAGCTGTTGACAGCGTAGGTCCTGCTAAGATTGCTCAGGCTGAGGCTAAGTCAATTCGCGAACTGAAGCGCGACATCGAGGCTACACTTTGCGGTGAGTCAGATCGTGACGTAGAAGACGGAGCAAATCCTTACCTTCTTCGTGGTCTTGGCAAGTGGATCGAGGACTCCACAAATGCAGGTGGAGCTGGTGCTTCTGCTGACATCCCTAATGCATTCAAGACTTCGACTGCTTCGATTGCTGACGTTACTCAAGCTGAGGGTACATTTGCTGAGTCAGAACTGAACTCGATGATTACTTCGTTGTTCAAGGTTACTGGTTCGAGCAACAACCTTATGCTGATCGCTGACACAGCTCTTCGCCGTGACATCAGTGACTTCGCTCGTATCTCTGACTCCAGTGACGCAAGCGTTCGTAACGTGAACTACAACGGTGAAAGCGGTAGCATCAAGCTGTCGGTTGACCTGTACCAAAGCGATCACGGAGTTATCTCAATCGTGAACGGTAACCCTGACTGTATGCCTACCCAAAGTGGAGGTATCTCTGGAATGTCCGGTTACCTGATTAACCCTGACTACTACGGTGTGCACGAGCTGATCCCAATGGGTTCGACTCGCCTGCCTAACCTTGGTGGTGGTGAGCGCGGTTACGTTGACTGCGCCCTGACCCTCGGTGTCTATCACCCCGGTGCTCACGGTAAGATCGTTTCCAACAGCTAATTGAATTCAGGGACGGGGGTCAAATGACCCCCTCCCTTTCTTTTTATGGATATAATAACTGACGTGCCTAAGTACTCCGATGGGGAGGTTGACCGCGCCTTTATGCGCGAAATCAAGAACGGCTTCAAGCGGGAGAAAGCTACTGAGCAGGCACGAATCAATCAGGCTATTAAGGAGGCTAGTCAACTAAAAGGAAAGACGCACCCGGTATTCGGTAAGCCTATTGCCACTATGCCAGCACGAGAGTTCTTCCGGCTGACATCCAAGTACGGGCACGAAGAGGTGCACTCCAAGGATTTCCTTAAGTATTACAACAATAAGTTCCCTGAACTTTCACCCAATAAAATTTAATGCAGACTCGTACTTACGGTGATTTATTTAAGCTGATCCAATCTCTTGCAGGGGTTGGGTCCTTTAGTACAGATGAACAAAGCGACGTAGCTAACTTCATCAATCGCCGTTTCTTCGAGGCGTTTCAGACGAGTCCATCTTGGATTCGTTACATTGTAGTAGGAGAGGAGCGTACCGTAGGTACTTCACCTGCTCAGACAATTCCCTTTACCGAGGCATCCAAAGATAACATCGGGGAGTTCATTCGCATTCACCGGAAGCAACCGTTCCTGAATAACTCAGCGGTTGAGTACGACTTCTACGTGGACGCAAGCGGTGCTCATATTCTTAACCAGAGCGCAACTACTGAGGGTACTGCGTTCGTTACTTACAAGAAAGTATTCTCGGCTTTTAGCACAAGCTCAGATTACGCAACAAGTACCGAAGAGGTCCCTGCTGAGTTCTTTCATTATATTGCGCACGCTTCTTATGCGGACTTCCTCCGTATGGATGGTCAGACCAGTAAGGCTATTACCGAGGAGCAAATCGCTGGCAACTATCTGGCACTTGAGCTGGAGAAGGTAGACATTCAAATGAATAACAGCACGGTAAACAAAAGATTCCGCACTTACGTAAACAATCAGGCACGATAACCTTAACCTATTTGATATAATACGACTATGGCAAGTTCACGAAATAACGCTCTAGAGTTCTCATCCGCTGGCTCGGTCATTATTGACGCAGCCGCTGGTGCTACTGCCGGTAAGTTCGGCGCAATTCAATTCCTAAAGGATTCGACGATCAGCGCATTGACGGAAACCAAGATAACGAACTCAGATAAACTCCTTACATCCTTTGGAGCTGGAACGATCATTTATGGTCAGTTCTCTTCCGTTACTATCAGTGGCGGTCTAGTAGCACTTCACAAGGTCTAAGATGCACATCAGCCTTGATTCAGCACTGGGTCGCCAGAAACGGCTGAACTCGGTGGGCGAGAGCGTACTTCAGATAGCACCTGATGCTGCTGCTGCGTACAGCCTACGGAGTCTCACTGGAGGTGATCCTGACGTGGTACGTGTACGCCGTGAAAGCGATAACACGGAAAAGGACTTCTCCGGGAGTCAGATTGAATCAGGCGAGATGGCAAATTGGGTTGGTGCTGGGAATGACGGATACGTGCAGACGTGGTACGACCAGAGCGGTAATGGTAATGACGCGGTACAGACAACTGCCTCAAGGCAGCCTAAGATTGTTGATGGTGGGAGCTTGGTTACTGGTGGCATTTACTTTGGTGGAACCGATTTTTTATACAAAAATTCATTTACCCAAGGTGATTTAGAACAACCTAATACCATCTTCAGTGTGGCAAAGATGGACTTAAACGATAATGTAACCCGAAGGGTTTATGATGGGGAAATTGGAATAGGTTCAGATGGGCGAACTAGTCTATCCCTTGTTTCAGTTGGTTCAGGTCAGTTTAGTATCTATTCTGGAGCTTCGTTATATACTGGTGATACAGCAACAAACGACAAACACTTATTTACAGCTTCACATAACTCAACCAGTTCTGAGTTCTTTATTGATGGCACATCAGAAGCATCTGGTAATGCTGGTGACTACTCAATGGATGCTATTGTGATTGGTGCATCTAGATTCAGTGCATTTATTGCAAGCGCTTTCTGGTTGGGTCAAATCCAAGAAATCATCATCTACAACTCCGACCAGTCCTCCAATCGTCCTGCTATTGAAGCTAACATTAACAATCAATACGACATTTACTAATGTACCTAATCTACGAAACCGAACAAGGAGCCATTGACCGCGCTGACGAGGAGGGCAAGTACCTGAACTTCTCTTACTGGACTGAGGGCAAAGGCACACGCTGGCTGACGTCTCCAGTGCCTACGGCTGACGGCAAGTGGGCATTGGACGTACGGGACTATGACCTCGATGACTTTGAAGAGAACGCAGTGTTTGAAACATTCGCTCCTCTTGAAGTTGAAGAAGAACAATTTGAAAATTAATATTTATGCACAAATCTGCCCAATCATTA